TTTCATGAAGGTACTTTACAACGTTATAACGACCATAATTACATGAATATTCCATGTGATCTTCTGTGAATTTAACACCAACAGTTTCATGAAGGTACTTCACAACTTTTAGAAGACCATTCTTACATGTATATGTCATTCCCTCATTAGTACAAGTAGAACCAACAGTTTCGTGAAGGTACTTTACGACTTCGAGAAACCCATTTTCACTTGCCCAGTCCATTGCATCTGTAGTACACTTAGCATTAACAGTTTCGTGAAGGTACTTTACAACATCGAGAAACCCATTTTCACTTGACCGGTCCATTGCATCTGTAGTACACTTAGCACCAACAATTTCGTGAAGGTACTTTACGACATCGAGACAATTATTTCGACTTGCCCAGTCTATTGCATATGTAGTACACTCAGCACCAATAAGATGTAGGTACTTAACTGTTTGTAAATTACCTTTTTTAGCTTGTTTGTCAAATGACAGACTTTTGTACAAAACTCGTATGGTTTGTCTTGTCAAGAGCCTCTTGAAGTACAATACAAATTGTGGTTTGTCTGTAAACCTGAATATTTCATCCAATAGATCAATATATAACAATTTCATTTAATATTAAAGTGTTCTATTTTTTAAATTTTTTTTTATTTTTTTATATTAGTAATACAACAACTACCAACTACTATGGACTCGTATGAAACAATAAAATATAGCAATTTTGATAAAGTTGGAAAAAATACACAAATCTTATATGACCCTAGCAAAGACAATAATTACATCAGAGGCGAATCTACTAAACCATTGAAATATTATACTTCTGATTTTTTTAATCAGTCATCACATGGTAGTTCTGATCTTTCACAGCTTTCACGAGGTATTTTATTTTCAGAAGGTTATGGAAAATCTGCTAATAATATTGATTTAGACACGAAAATTCGTTATGGTAAAACAAGTGATAAAAAATGGAATGGAGATCTACCATCATTGCCTCTACCAACTACTGCTTCATTTATTAGTGGCCAAGGAGATGTCCAAATCGAAGACTCTATTTTAAGACCTATAAATGATAGATCATTTAAAGGATGCAACCCAAAAGACATAGCCTATTATGATAGGAGTTTTTACATCTTTCCAGAAGGAGTTGTTCCAAATCCTATAGACCATGACATTGTTCCAAGTTCACTTGAATGCGGTATTCCAACCAAGACTATGGTATCACAAAAATACAATAGACAATAGTCAATAGACAAATAGTCAATAGACAATAGTCAATAGACAATAGTCAATAGACAAATAGTCAATAGACAATAATTATAATTAGTAGTCTTTTTTACAATAATTAGCTTTATGAGCTGATAAATTTAAGTTGCATTCATTGCATTTACTACAAAAATTTTTGGGATGTTCAGTTTTTGAATGTTTTATTTGCATTTCGGTTGTTTCAAATATTTCTGAACATATACCACAATATCTTTTATAACATGATGAATGACTCCCTGATTTAGAATATGTCTTTTCACATACTTTACATGTAACGACCCCTGATATATGATACATTACTTTAATAAGTTTATTTTAATTCAGTGCTTTAAACGTGTTAAAGTAATGTATTTAAAAAAATAAAATAACAGTACATTATAGTATAAATGGTATCTGACAAGTTTCTATTAAATTTTGCACACAAGAAAGGAGATTTAAAATTTGACACACAAATAAAAACTGATAATGTTGTAATTATTGATTTTTACAATATATATTGTAGTATTATACAGTTCAATAAATACAAATTATTTACAAGTGAAACTGTATTATTTTGTATAAAAAAAATAATGGATAATTTCAATACTACACAACAAATAATTATAGTTTCTAAGAATATTTTTGAATTTAGTGATATAAGTAAAAAAAAACTTTTGGGTGTATATCCAAATATGATTTATATTGTGGTAGAAGACAATTATGTATTCAAAACACATAACAAAGAGAGAGATGACTATACATGTTTATTATTACAATACTTATTTAGTGAAAAAAATATGAAAAGTGTTATTATAACAAACGATAATTTTTCTAATTTTAATAATTTAATTAAAGATGTCAAACCTTTTACTTTAAAAATTTTTAAGGAATTGCCGTCTACTCTATATTATAGTGCAGATATACTTAATGGTTTTTCAGCATGTTTAAAATATGACAACATTAACAAAATAAAGTTTACTTTTCAAAAAAGTAAGTAAAATTAAAGTATTTTTTTTAATTTGTACTACTAATACAATCAAATGTTTCAATACAATCAATTAAAAGCAAGACAGTCTTCAAATCTTCCAACTAACCAGTTAACTACTATGGATATAAATTACCCCTCAAAACCTACACAACAGTTAAGTGTTATAGAAGAACCAGATATTCAATATGAGAAAACTGTATCATATTTGAATATCAATAGTGGTGATAGAACCACTAATTATCCTATGCATTATGATTATAGTATCAATTTAAACACTGAATATAAAAATGTTGTTAGCGTAGAATTAATTTCTGCAGTTTTTCCGAATGTGTCAGGCATTACATCTGAACCATATCTTGTTGTTGATATAGAAGAATTGAACACTGTTGATTTCACTTTACCATCAAATTCTCACAAAGGATTTGCTGTTTGTCCATTAAAAAATCCAAATCAAGTAAGTGGTGGATATGTATTGACGGAAATTTCGTGCGCATTTCATACAAAAACAGTGTTTAAAACTCCAAGATCATTAGCAAGACTTCAAATAAAAATAAGAAATTCATCTGGTAATATTTTTCCGTTTGGATTTACTATTCCAAATGGAAGTACAGTGAAAGCTGATCAACATTCGTTTGTATTAAAAATAACTACCTTAGACAAATCACGTAAAGAATTACAAGGTCGAAACACTTATTAAGTTTATTTTTTATAGTAGTGATAAATAATTTTATCAAACTTGTTAATTATTATAGCTATATGTATTATATTACCTTTTTTTGAGATGTCAATATACTTATTAAAAAATCGTTCTAGTTCTTGTGTTTGTATATCATAAGAAGACAAATTAAGAGTGTATACTTTTCCATATTCGTCGAGTAATATGAATACGTAGTGATTTATTTCTTTTACAAAAAACACTGTGAATACTTTTAGTACTTTACACACAAAATTAATTTCTAAATAAACAGTAATATGTCTTTCAAACGTTTTTTACAACATGACATGCTTAGGCGAGTTGACAATGGACATGAGATAATAAGATTATTAATAACTGTATCTAAGAACATACTAGAAAATCCTTGGATAGAAGCGTATAATAGAATCAGAATTGTAAAAATAACAAGTTTAACAAAAGAAGACACCGCTATTTTTGAAGAAGTTTTAATAAGAATGGGATTTATTAAAAGTATCGAAAATGGTGAGTCAATTTTTAGACTGACAAAATTTGAATTGTTAACACGTTTTAAATTAGATGATCTGATTTCTGTTTTTTCAGAACAAAAACCAAAAGAAAAATCAAAAGACGCCCTGAATTTAGTTCATAAATATGTAGATAGATCTGAACTTCAAACCAGATTAAATAACAAGTACGTTAAACTTGTACAAAGACAAGTTTAATACTACCAAATATTTTTTTTTGTACAAAGACAAGTTTAATACTACCAAATATTTTTTTTGTACAAAGACAAGTTTAATACTACCAAATATTTTTTTTGTACAAAGACAAGTTTAATACTATAAAAAAAAATATTTGAAATATATAATAATGAATTCTCAACGCTTAAAAATATTCTGTGATTACTATGGAGTTCCATTTCCAAAATTTAGAATCGAAACAAATGGTGAGAAATTGTTTTCATGTAAAACATACAGTAATGCTGGAGTATTACTGTATCAGACTACATTCCATATTTTAGAAAATAATGCATATATTGATGCAATAAATTTATTTTATAGTCATTGTTTAATTGAAAAAAATTTCTTATATTTAATAGAAGAAATGACAGATACAATTCTAAAAATGGATATTGATGCATAAACACTTAAAACATGTTTTTCAAATCATAGTTGATTTCTCTTTTATGACGTTCATTAGTTACTTCAACATTTTTAGTATAAAAACAGCCAAAAACACTAGACGAATCGTTGTATGTTTCTATAAAATAAATCTGTTTGGTATCAATTTTATAAATACAATCTTTTACTAAAGAATGTTCTGGGCTTGGTCTGTATCCAAAACTAATTTCAGTACCATTTTTTCGAACATTGAAAATAAATTTACAAGCCATTGAAAATTACTGTATTTTTACTTTTAAACAAGTTTAATACAGCTTTTCAATTCATGGATGATATTGTTCTTTTCAGGCTCGTTAGATACTTCAACATTTTTAGTATAAAAATAACCAAAAACACTAGACGAATCTTGGAATTTTTCTATATAATACAACTGTTTGGTATCAATTTTGTAAATACAATCTTTTACTAAAGAATGTTCTGGTTTTGGGCAGTATCCAAAACTAATTTCAGTACCATTTTGTCGAACATTGAAAATAAATTTACAAGCCATTGAAAATTACTGTATTTTTATTTTTAAACAATTTTAATACATTTTTTCAATTCATGGATGATATTGTTCTTTTCAGGCTCGTTAGATACTTCAACAAATTTATCAAGAAATAATTCAGGACAATATGAATCACGGAATTTTTCAAGACGATACAACTGTTTGGTATCAGTTTTATACAGATGCTTTTTTGCTGAATACTGCTCTAGGGTTTGTCTGTATATAAAACTAATTTCAGTGCTATTTTTTCGAACATCGAAAATAAATTTAGAATCCATGAAAATGAAAGTATTTTTATTTTTAAACAAGTTTAATTAAAAAAAATTATTTTCTATATCTAATATATAACAACTAACATTAAATATGGGAGGTGGATTAATGCAATTGGTGGCTTACGGCCCACAAAATATTTACCTAAATGGTAACCCACAGGTAACTTTCTTCAAAGTTGTGTATAGACGTCACACTAACTTTGCAATGGAAAGTATTCAAACTACTTTCAATGGAGGTACCCCTGATTTTGGTAACACTGTTACAGCCACCATTCCAAGAAATGGTGACTTGGTAAGTGATGTTTATCTTGAACTTGATCTACCAGCTCTTACTGGTTCTGGAACTCAAGCTTGGGCTCGTAACATTGGTACGACTTTGATTGAAAAAGTCACTTGCTCTATTGGTGGACAAGAAATTGTCAAACTTTATGGACAGTTTATGTACATTTGGAACGAAATGACCCAAAACCCAGCCATGGAAGATACTTACAATGTCATGATTGGTAACACGACCGCTTTGACTGTTGAAAAAGCATCTGTACCAGCTGCTCATCTTCATGTTAAATTGCCATTCTGGTTCAACAGAAACATTGGTCTCGCACTCCCACTCATCGCTTTGCAGTACCATGAAGTCAAAATTGATATTACATTCAGACCATTCTCTCAATGTCATGTCAGTTCATCAGGAACTGTTAACACCCCAGTTCTATCAAATGCTGTATTGTGGGTTGATTATATCTTCCTTGATACTGATGAACGTAGAAACTTTGCCAAGATTGCTCATGAATACCTGATTGAACAAGTCCAATTTACTGGACAAGAATCCTTCTCACAGGTCAATGTTCAACAGCGTCTCAACTTCAACCATCCTTGCAAAATGTTGGTAACTGTTGCACAGTTGGCATCTAATGTTCAATCTGTTGCTGCTGCTGGTGGACTTGCTAATAGATGGTCTGACTTTGGGGATGGAACTGTTCCACATGGAGGAAACAACTTCATGGTTGACATGAAATTGCAATTGAACGGTAACGATCGATTTGCTACCAGACCAGCAAGTTACTTTAACTTGGTTCAACCTTCTAAGCATTTGCCAAGAGGACCAGCCGTCGGAATCTACGTGTACTCGTTTGCTATTAAGCCAACTGAACATCAACCTTCTGGATCTGTTAACATGTCCCGAATTGATAATGCTACCCTTCAACTCACTATGGCCTCTTCTGCCGCTTTCAACTTGTACTCATACATGATAAGTTATAATATTCTAAGAATTATGTCCGGCATGGCTGGGCTCGCTTATAGTAATTGAGAATGCGCGGTATGGCGGTTCTATATAATAACGCGTGGTATGGTAGTTCTATATAATAACGCGTGGTATGGTAGTTCTATATAATAACGCGTGGTATAGACATTTACACTAAAATAAAACACTTATATTGTTAATATTATAAAAAATAATATTAACAAATTAAACTTCTTATGTAAAATAGTATACCAAAAGTACAATAAAAAAAATAAAATTGAATTTTTTATACAGTATATTCAATTTTATTAACAAAACAACGACGAGCATGAAAAGATGTACAATTTGTAATGAAACAAAAGAACAGGAACAATTTTCTCGTGGACAAAATAAATGTAAAAGATGTAGATCTAAAACAAAAGAACCAGAAATCCCAGCTACAGATTGTAATTACTTAATTACAAAAGGAAAAAAAGCTGGTCAATGGTGTAATGAAACTATTATTGAACAGAATAAATGCAAAAAACATCTTAAAAAAGAAGTTTTACCAACGGGTTGTGTATTTGTTTTAAGCAACGTAAATGGTATTTCAAAATTTTGTAATAAAGACAAACACAATGATTTAAACAATTATTGTACGTTACATGATGCTAAAAGTAAAGAAAATAAACATTGTTCTAAATGTGATATAATTCTTACAGAAACAAATTCTATAAAAGACCGAAAACAATGTAAAGATTGCAGAAAGAAGTCGCAAGAAAATAGTTTATCTAAAAGAACTGAAGATAAAATATGTAAAACATGTAATTTATCAAAGCCAATGACGCAATATGATGGTTATCACGCAGAGTGTAACAATTGTAGATGTAAAAGCGGTCCAGTTATCCCAAAAGAAATAATAATTAAAAAATTTGAAAATACTAATAAAAAGTGTATTTTATGTCATGAAAATAAAAATATTACAGATTTTGCTATTAATGGTAATACATATAGAAATCAATGTAGAAAATGTTTGAATATGTTCAAATATTACATTAAATATCGACAAAAAAAGATGGATGAAGATCCAATTGGTTTCAAACAGCACAACGCTGAATTATCTAAAATATGGAGAAATGAGAATATTGATAAACTAAAATATTATGCTCGGGTTTACAATAATACAGAAGAAGGAATGCAGAGTATATACATTAGTTCTGCAAAAGCTAAAAATTTATTGAATATTGATATTAATATTTTCAAACAATTAATTAAAAAATTAATCAATGAAGATTGCTTCTATTGTGGAAAAAAGACCGAATTTGGTAGTTTAGCAGATATGACAATTGGAAATTACAATGGTATTGACAGATTAAATTCTAGTTTATATTACAATGAAGAAAATTGTGTATCTTGTTGTAAAAAATGTAATTTTATAAAAAATACGTTAGATATTGGATCATTTATTAGAAAATGTCTTGAAATAGACATTTTTAATGGTAATAAAACCATTAAAAATGATAGTAGATTACAATTTCATTCAGATTTAAAATTAGTTGGAAATTCTTTATCTTTCGATGGGTATATAAAAA